CACGGAAGATATTAGCCCAACCGCAACCGTCCTGCGCTGTTCTTTTCTTGCGTCCTGTCTCTTTCTTTGGTCCGTCAGCCATCGCGTATCTGTTAGCCATTCGCGGCGCCTTTCCGAACCGGGCCGACCCACGTCAAGCCCATCATAGACTTCGTTGACAGCCTCAGCCACGTCAGCATCCGCAGCCCTACGGCGCGGGGGGTCACGCTCAACCAATTCCGCGCCCTCCATGGTTCACGCAGTCGTGTAGAAATTATTGCACCGCGCGAACATAGGCGCGTGAAAACTCCATCAATCTCAATTCCAGGTTTTAGAATACCACCCACAAGCTATCGTCTCCACCACCGCCGCCGCCAGTGAATGAAATGCGTATCTGCCCATTTGCGCCGTCGCCTGGCTTTTCCGTGGAACTACCAACGCCACCGCCGCCGCCGCCCGGATAGCCACCATTCCCGCCTGTTGAATACCGCGAGCCTCCGCCGCCTCCGCCGCCTTCCTCGTTGGCCTGGCCGTCGCCGCCCGCCGCGTATTTCCCGCCCGCCGCGCCACCTGCGCCCGCGCTCGGTGATGCGCCACCAGCGCCGCCAACGGCGTTTGATCCTTTGCCGCCGTCACCGTCCGATGATGCGCCAGCGCCGCCGCCCGTGGCCTGATATGTCTTGCCCGATGACGTGCCGCTGTCACCGCCTGAGTATTTGGTATCGCCCACGCCAGACCCGGCAGCACCGCCGGCAGCCGTGCCATCATCCTGCCTGCCGCCCTGGCCAGCCTTGGCCAGCACGGTCCCGCTGGTTTTGAACCATGTATCTGTGCCATCGGCTCCGGGATATGTGCCGGCAACGCCAGCGCCGCCGACGCCCACTTGCAAAGACACGGCAACCCCTGCCGTCACGCTTACCCCGGCCTTGTAAGAATACGCGCCGCCTGCGCCACCTGTTGGATGGTTGCCGCTGCCATGATCCGCAGACCCGGCACCACCCGCGCCCCAGACTTCCACGTCCACCGAAGTCACACCGCTAGGCGGCGTCCATGTCGTGACCGCCGGGGACGTGATCAGGACGGTTGTCGTCGTCATGTGCGAACGCCCATCAACGCGATGAAGGCATACGTTGGCGAGCCAGTCGTGCCGCTGATCGTCACGTATATCTCAGCGTTTGCCGATCCGGTGTTGGCTGACGTGCAGGACGCGGACGCCGTGGTAGAGGATGACACCGCAATAGCAGATGCGCCGCCGATCGCCGTGGTGGCGATCTTGACCGCCGCCGTGAATGAGCCGCCGCCCGTGCCTACGTTATAGCGCACACTCGATGCCTGGAACGCATATGGCATGATGCCCAACAGATAGGTGCCGTTCGCCACCGACGCGAACTGCCGCCCGATTGAAAACGGAAAGCTATTGGTCAATTCCTGCCCGCCGACCGTGAACGTCCCGCCTACGTCCACGTCCTCGGAAAACACCATGTCCCCGGTGACCGTCACGCCGCCGGCCAGCGGAACCACGGCCATAGCCGTCCGCGCCGCTGCCAGCGTCGCCGCCTCGACGACTGGTTGCATGGCCGTGGAAACCGTGACGCCGCCTTCCACCGTGCCGGCTGCAACCGCCACGCTGCCATCCGTATCGAAATACAGAAAGTTGCCAGCGCGCTCATCCACGCTCGGGAGGGAATACGTCAGCCCGTCCGGGTCTGTCGGGCTGGCCGTGATTGTGCGCGTGATCTGTTCCTGCAGCTGCTGCGATTGCATCGTCAGGTAGTCGAGCGCCGCCTCAACCACGTCCGGGTAATAGCCGCCTTGATTGGAAAGCTCCGTTTCCTGCACAAGCGGGACAGACCGCATCAGCGTCAGCGTTGTTCCGTTGGCGATGGGCGGCCCGGAGGTGGGATACGTGATCGTCCCCCCTGCGCTGTCGTCCAGGCCGGTGATCGTGTATTGCGACGGCGCCAGCGTGGTCGAAACGCCATCCGTGTCCGTGTAGATGGCCACCACGCTACCCGCGTCGGGGATGATGAACGAATACGAGAAGACGGTTGTCGCCCCGTTCCCGGAGAAAATGACCTTGCTGGTTGTGGTATCGAGTGTCATCGCGCCGCCTCCGTTGGGGATAGCCAAAAGGTCTGATTGTTCTGCTTCTCTACGTTCCGTTCAAACCTACGCAGGTAGCCGGGATTGATAGCCTCTTGGATGCGCCAAAATATGAGGTAATCCATGGCCAGGCGCGTGTAGAACAGGTTGAACGCGGCAAGTGGGGAATTCTGTTGCAGGAACTTCACGCTTCCTGCCTCCGCGCCTTTCACGTCCCCGGAGCGCATCTGCGCGATCAGCTTAGCGGCATCCCCAAGGCTGGATACTGTCGGGCCGGCCAGCGTTTCGACAAAGCCGCCGCCGTGGCGGTTTTGCTCGCCAAACAGGAAGTCACCATAAATGCCCAAACCGCCGCCTTGCGCCATGGCCCGAACGACTGCGTTGAAATAATCTTCTGGCCCATCCATGGACCGGGGATTGCGCCCGGCAGCCAGGTCTTTCATCGTGTAAGACAGATACCCCAGAGCCGTGGTGCCGGCGATCAGCGTGGCAATGCCCGTTCCCGTCGCGCCATCGCGGAACAATTCGCGCGACACGTTGCGCAGCAAATGCGTGGCCGCGAAACTCTTGAACTGCATCATGGTCCGCGCGGCCTCGCCCCAAAACGATCCCGCTGGCTGTCCGCCGCCCGTGGCCAGATACCGCGTCATAGCTGTCGGCTCGGTCATTCCCTCCCGCACCTGATCCAGCAGATACGTAGAGTATTTGTCGTAAAGGTCTCGCCGCACCATATCCGCCGTCCGTGTCGGGCTGGTCAAATGCGCCACCGATTCATCAGATAGGTCCATCACAGACATGGGAGGCAATACCATGTCGCCATCCAGGGATTTTGCCGCACCCTGCCGGATTGCGTTCCACTCGCCTTCCTCAATTCCGTATCGGCGCAGGGTTGTTTGGAATTGCTCTGGAAGCGCAGACAATTCGCGATCAGCGTTCCGCGCCACGTTCTTGATGGACAGAATGCCCATCGCTTCCTTCATGTTGGCCGTCCACCAGTTTTGACCGGACAACTTGAAGAACGTCCGAACAAGCCCGGCCATCTGTCCTTGTGGCCCATCGATCGCGGAGAATTTGTTGACGATGGACGCGCGCAGACCATCCAAGCCAACGCCCAATTCAAACGCCGCCGCGCGCCTGGCCGAGCTGTCGCCAGGAAGTAACCCGCGCAGGTTTTCCGACATGCTCTCAAAGACGCCGATACCGTTGTGCTTCGCCGTCGCAACCTGATTGGCAAGATCGGAAAACGAGGAAATCAACATCCCGCCCAACTTGAAATTCATCAGGTTGCGAACAGTCGCCATCGTGTTCGCCCAACTCATATTCTGCACGCCAACCGGGCGCCCCATCGCTATTTCTAGCAACTTGGAATTGCGCCCGGCTTCACGCGCGATCTGATCAACCTGCGCCAGATTGCCGGCATCCTTTGCCCGCTGTTGCCAGTCACGCGACAAGCGCGTGAACATCGCATCTGGATTGGTGCCCATGACGCGCATCACCTGCGCATTGCGGGCGCCATGCTCGATCCCATGCATGACGGCATCCAGCACAGTTCCGTGCCCATATAACGCATTGTATTCCATCCAGGAATCCGCATCGCGGAAGTGAAGCGAACGCTGTTGTGACACCTTCTTGGCCAAACTGGCGTGGCCCTGATACCCCATCCAATCCTCGGCGCCAGGGCGTTCGTGCAAGCCAGACGCCAGAGCGTTCCACACTTCGCGCAGCCACGAATTGCGCTCGCCCGCGCTTTCCATGCCGTCAAATGTCCGCTCCGCCAAGCGCGGCTCGATTACTGACCGCCAAGCCTCAAACGCGGCGTCATTCCCGGCGCCCCGGATTTTGTATGCGTCGTGGGATTGGCGCCCGATATACCCATCGATCTTGCCAATCCATGCGCCAGCTTCATTCTGTTCCAGACGCACGGCGTCCAAGTGCTTGTTGAAGATGCGCGCGATATCCTCTGCCGCCTTGTTGCCCGTGGGCGGCGTGGCGCTTTCCGGGTCTAGCCGGTGCATCTCGCGCATAATGTCGGCCTCGAATGACCGGCTGCGGCGCGTGACGGCTTGCAGGTAGCCGCCGGCTTCCAAGTCCTTGACCAAGCCGCCCAACGCGCGCTCGGTCGCGGCGATGCCCATTGCATCAATGGACAGGCCGGCATTCGGAAACGCGCCAGACCGGCGCAGTTTGCCTTGAAATCCCGTGACCAGCGCCGTCAGTGCGTCGGCCTCGCGGCCTTCCACATAGCGCCCGCTCAGTTCTTCCCACCGAACCGCATTGATAGCCGCCGTGCGCTTTTCCAGAGCCGCCGCTATGCGCATTTCATCGGACATTTCCTTACCGGCTTTTCGCGCTGCGTCCGCATACTTCATCCCAATCCGCACATCCGCGCGGATGCGCTTTTCCAACGCCTCGTAAATGTCCTGCGCTTCGTCCAGGGTCATCTCGCGCCCGGAGGCTTTGCGGATGGCGTCGATGCAATCCTTGAATGCCATATCAGCCCCTCATGGCAGCGCAGAACGATGCCGCCTCCATCGCCTTGGCGTCGCCTTCCATCAGCGCGGCACGCTCCGCAGCCGCCGCAATCAGCGCCTCATCTTCGGGCTTCAACCGTTCCGCCTGGCGCTCGGCATCTAGGATCGCATCATACCTCTTCTGATCCTCGGCAAGCCGCGCGATCTGTTCATCCGCAGGCCCCGTGCTTTCAGGCGCCCGTTCCTGCAATGCCCGGATTTCCTGCGCGCGGACTTCGGCTTGCGGGTTTGGCGCGTGCGTCGCATCCAGCATCGCCTGTTTGGCAGATTGCGCTATCCCGTCCATCGCCTGCGTTGCCGCATCGACATTCACGGGCCGGTCAGCAACCGCATACGGGACACCGGCTTGCCTGTCCAACTCGGCCAAAACCGCACGGATTTCTGCTTGCGGGTTTTCCGCTGTCAGGACGCGAACGGCCAGACGTGACGCATCTTCCGGCGCTAGTGGCGCTCCCTGTCCTGCTGCGTAGCGTCGCAGGGTCCGTTCGGCCAAAGATTGCAAGACTTCGGCGCGACTGGAAATTCTAGCTTCGTCAATCTGCCACGCGCGATTGCCGGCGGCTTCGTTGGCAAGATTAGCCGCGCGCCTTTCTGCGTTTGCTGTTTCAACTGCATTTAGCCCAACTTCTGCGCGCCGCTGTTGACTTACCAGTCGATCCAGCTCTCCGCGCAAACCTTGCGCTTCGGCTAAAGTCCTTTGGACTTCTAGATTGTCCCCGGACGCTGCAATCGCCCGTTCACGTAGTCCGGGTTGCCCCTCCAATATCATGGTTCGCTCTTGCTCAAGAGCAGCCCGGCGGGTGCGAGGCAGCGCCGATGCAAACGTCAACTCCGCATCAATACGCTCTACGCGGGCGCGCGAAACATCATCGAGCAACCCATAAAGAACGCGCGGCGCTACTTCTTGATAAGCGCGTTCGTGAATGTCGCGGATTTCCAGTTTAAGCCGTTCCGTTTCGTCACGGAGCGATTGCAAACCAGAACGCGCGCGCGCTTCATCTGTCAGCGGAATGGGGCGCGTTGTCGTGGCATCAATCGCCGCGTCCGTGTCGCGCATCAGCCGTTCGGTCTGGTCCACCCACTGGCGCAATTCCCCGGCAGCGCGTGCAGCTTCGGCGCTTTCCACCAACTGTGCCGCTGCGACCGGCCTATCCTCCAACACCGCCGCCACAGATGCGCGTGAAGCCGCCTCGCGCGTTTCGGGTGGCAGAGACGCCACGCGCTCCCGCAGCGCCCGTTCCTCGGCAGAGAAACGCCCCACAAGAGGATGCAACACGCCGCCCATGGCAGCGCCTAGCGCCACGTTTAGCGCCGCACCACCCATCGTCCAGTCGTTATGTTCCGCGATATCCCGCGCGTACGCGAACGGTTCCAGAGCCGCCATGCCAACCGCGCCGGTCGCAGCACCAACGCCAGCACGCACCGCCGCGCGCCCAACGCCGGAAGTCTGGGACGCCAGCCACGCCGCGACTTTGGCTTCTGGAACAACCGGGATGAACGCCGCCGCCACGTTTAACGGGTCCGCCAAGGACACAAGCGCGGATGTGACAAACTGCGCCGCCATGCCCGTTCCGATGGAAGTCTGACGCCGCGCTACCGTGTTTTCCCGGATCATCTTTTGGCGGAAATCCTCGTAGATATCCGCCGCCACGTCCTCCGCGACCGGCGCGGTAAACGGACGCATCCCCGGCAATTTGAATTTGGCGTTTGCCTCGTCCGCTGTCAGGTTCGGCACGTTCCTGTCCGGCGTCTGGATGGGCACCCCAAACGCATCCAGCGTGACGCCCTGGCGGTATTCGCGATCTCCTACGCGCAGCGCGGAGACGCCCAGATTGTCGTGCCACGCCTGCCCAGCAGTCGCGCCCAGGACCTCGCCCGTGACCGTAGGCACAATATCCAGGCCAGCCTCACGTTCCGCGAGGCTGTCTACCGGCGCGCCATAGAATAACCCGCTCATTCGACCGCCGCCGGGATCAGCCCCAACGTTCCCGCGCCGTAGCGGTCGATCGTATACGGATTGCGAATTTCCTCGCGGCTATTACGGTCTGGCGCCGGCAAGTTGTCGAAACTCAGGGATACCACCGTTCCGTCCTTCCTCCGAACAGGGATCATGCCGCCGTTCTGCACCTGCGCCATAAGGACCAAGCCCGTCGCGCTGTCATTCGGCACCCACTTGCCACGCTGCGCCGCAGCAAGCCATGCCGCGCTTCGTTCTTCTGGCTTCATCATTTCCATCAATGGCGTGCTTGGAGGAACAGCCAAAGCATCCGCCGTAAGATCGCGCGTTGTTTGCCGTGTCGCAGACAGAACGCGATCCTCAAGCGGCTTCGGGTATATCATCGTGTCAGACATGCCCCACTTCGTTGTGAGCATCCCGTCAATCGCCTTGTCCGCCGCAGCTTTGGCGCTCATGCCATCGCGGCCCATGTAGAACAAAGCCAGGTTTGTCGTGGCGTCGCGCACCGTGGCATAAAGCCTCTGCCCACCTGACGAAAAACTGGTTGTCTGCTGGAAATCAGCCAAGCCTCTGTTGAGCCTGTCCTCAACGTCACGCTCTGCCGTCCTGTTGCCAGACCGCCCTACAGCATTTTCAACAAGCACCTTCCGACCATTCGGCTGCGCCAACTGCGTCAGCACGCGCTGATAGTCCGTTGCCGTTGTCACCTGCGATGGCTGATCCAAGTCCGCGAGGATACGATACCCCTCCGGGATTTTTCCGTGCTGCACCAACTCGCCGTAAGCCTTCGGCCACATATTCCCGTATTGCTGCTGATAACCTTTCAGCACTTGCACCATCTGCCCGCTTTCCGGCCCTGTGGTGACGAACTTGTTGGCCATCTCGGCCACCTGTCCGTTGGTCAACAGGCGCGGCGTCATCACGCCCATCTGCGATTGCGTCGCCAGCAGCTTCGTGTTGAACGCTTGGAACGCCGCCAATTTCTGATTATCCGACGCCGCCTGCCATGCGCGATACGCGGCCATCGTCCCAGGCTCGCGGATGGCATATTGCGCGGGATCGTGCTTCAACGCGGTTTCACGCACCGCCTGCGCCTGGTCAAACTGCTGCAATACGCTTTGGCGTAGACGGAAATTGTCGGCGCCGCCTTCCCCGACAACCGCCGCCAGTTGCGGGTTGCGCGCCTTCATCTCGGAAGTCAGCGAGCCGGTATCGATCGCAGCACGAAGTTGCGCAACTTCCTGCGGGGACGCGAACTCAGCCGCACGGGACACAAGCCCGGCCTGGCGCATCACGTCCAGATCGCGCAGCTTTTCGGTTGCATCCGCCGCCGGCAACAAGCGATGAACATCCGCCACAACCTGCGCCGGGATGCTGTCAACGGTTCCTGTTCGCAGCGCCGCACCCAAGTCCTGCAACTGGTTACTCAACTTCGCCCGGTCGCCGGCAAGTTGATGGTTCTGCAACGTGATCTGATGCTCAGCGTAAGCCATGGCCGTATCGCGCAACTCGGGCTTACCTTCGGTCTGCGTCAGGACATAGGCGCGCAATGCTTCCGGGGACCACGGTTTAGGTGGTTCGATGGTTGCTGTTCCAGGCGTTCCGCCCCACTGGCGCATATACTGTTCCGCTGTAGCAGCGCGCGCTGTGCGGTTGCCCTCCACGTCGCGCGGGCGCACGCCAATGCTGGAAAGGTCCGCCGCCGCCTGGCCCGCGTTTGTTGCGCCACGCACCGCCGGGCCAACCTGCGCCATGCCTCGATCGCCGCCGCCGCGCAGCTCATCAAGCAGGAAATCAACCTGCTGTTCGAATGTCGGGTTTTTCCCATATTTGGCTTCTAGCTGCCGGCGCCGATCGCCGTTCCAACCAAGGATGCCGGTCCCAATCCCGCCATCATGCGAAAGTGTCGGGTCGAAATTGCTCTCATGCTTGACCTGCGCAACCACGGACGCAGCGCCCGCATCACTGAACCCCGCCTGCCGTGCCCGATCAAAGATATACCGCGCCCGGCCTTCTGGATCAGATGGCGCGGGACCGCTGCCGCCACCGTTCTCCGTCACCCACCCATTCACCAAATTGCGCGCATCGAACGTGCGAGAACGTGTCGTCAATTCCTGCTCGATCGCCTGCGCACTGGTGCCGGACAGTTTGGAGCGGACCGTCTGGAAATACGCCAAGGCGCGGGATGGATCGGTGATGGCGATCTGATCCAGCACCGTCTTGTAATAATGGCCCATTCCCTCGGCCACCTTGGCGTCAATAAACTCGGGCGCCTGGCCGGCATATTGCTGCCGGATATTCTGTTCCATCGTGGTGGCAAACGCCGCCACCTTTGCCGGATCGTCCGAATTGTAGACGCCTTGATTATACGCCAACTGCGCCGTGCCAGCCGCCGTTTCCTTGCGCCACACTTCGCCCTGTTGGACGGCGTGCGTTGCGCCAGCTTGCAGCCCGCTTCCGAGATACCGAAACATAACACTATCCAGCATCCGCGCCGCCTGCGGATTGGGCATCGTCGCCAAAGCCTGCGCGCGGATTTGCTGAATGCGCTCCTGATACGCCCCTAATCCGTCCTGCGCATCCTTGCCCTTGAGTTGCTTGTATTCCAACTCGGCGTTGGTGATGTCCTGGACGCCTTTCAACGCGGCTTCTTTTGCCATTGTCTCGTTGGTAAGCGCCTGCTGTTCCTCTAGCGCCTTGGACATTGCATCGACGCCAGATTGCAGACGCGCCCCAGCAACCTCCATCGCGCGACCTTGCTGCGCACCAAACATGTTGGCGTTCACATCGGTTGACTGGTAGCCAATCGGGCTACGTAGGGACGGTGCAACTTCCGTATTGGGCTGGTAAGGGACTACTGCCATATCAAGAAATCCGCCCGAAGGAATTTAGACTGCCATCCCAACTAGAGCCGCCGGAACTTAATAAGCCGCTGTTCTGCCACCCCATCCACTTGGACCCGACAGAGCCAGCAGCACCAAGGATATTCCCGATCAGAGACAGCGAGCTAGGCGCGCTCGCATCCGCCTGCATCCGATACAGCGTGGCCTGATCCGCAAACCCACGCCCCTGATTTTCATACGCCCGCGCCTGGCGTTCGCCCTCGTAGCGAATGGAAGCCGCGTCCAACTGGCCCAACTCCGCCGCGCTCGATTGCACATCCAACGCACTGCCGCTGTTCACGTCCACACCATTGGAAGCCTGCGCCGCACGAATTGCCCCGATCGTGCCGGCAGTCTTTTCAAACTGCCGCTGCACCTGCGCCTGCGCAGCTTCGCGCGCCATTTGCGCATTCTGCCCGGCAATGATCTGATTATTCTTCGCAACCTGCGCCATATAGTTCGCCTGGGCCTGCGCCGCCGCCGCTTGCTTCGCTTGTCCCATAGACGAGATGACCGCACTAGCCACGGTCATCGCCATCATAGCAATCCCAGCGATCATGGCCGACACTCCATCGTGACACACTCGCCTATATGCGTGTTCGCCATCCCGACTTTCTGAAATCCAAGCCATTGAAGCCAGCGGATGGTTTTATTGTCATTCACCGGAACATAGTCCCGCAGAACCGGGAAATCCTCTTTCCACCGAGAAATTATCCGGCGTGTTTCCCGGAGGAACCGCTTCTTGTGGCGCCAAACCCCAGGCGCGGGCGACATCCACAACAGACCGACCGATGCAACTTGCGTTCCGTATTGCACCACGCCGGCCATTACCACGGGATCGCCATCCACCTCCCCGATAACTGCGTCCTCGGAAACCGCCAGGAAGTGCCGCAACGTCGCCAACGCCGTTTCCGGGTTGTCGCCCAATACCTCCAACTGCGGGCCACGCAGCACCGCCAGCATTGGTTCGGCATCCTCGATCGCGGCTTTCCGAATTACCGCATTCATGTGTCACCCACCACAATCTCAGGAATAACGCCAAGCACCGTGCAAGGAACCGGATCGCGGACTTCAATGCACACCTGGCCATCCACGTCATAGCCGCTGTGGACGTTCATGCGCTGATCGCCCGTAAACAGCGTAATCGGATCGCCCATCGGTTCCAGATCACGCTGTTTGAACTCAGTCAATTGGTCAAAGTCCGTGCCCATCCAAAGACCGCGCGCATTGGCTACACGCGCCGTGATGGAGTTTATCAGCTTGCGCTTGCCCTGGATTGTCGGCGGCCCAACGTCCACCTTCATGGTCTGCAACTGGCACGTATACGGCAGACCGACGAAAATGCTATCCGCCGCAGCCTGCAACGTGATTGCTCCACCTGTCACCACCTGGATAGGCTGCACGTTGCCATCCGCGACGCTGGTCACTTCCATTCCCTCCAAGTGATCCAGCCCCGTGACTTCGCTTGTCGTGGCCGTGCATGTCCATTGCCCGGAGGGGATGGGCATCGGCATCCCGCATAGATCATTCGGAACCACGGCGGAAAAGTCCCGCGTGATCTGCACAATTACCTCAGTGCTGCCGTGGTAGGATATGATCGTGCCCTTGCCACCATATCCCCGGATCACATATCCAACCATGTCCGAGGTGAACACCGACGCGCTAGCGGCAAACACAACCGCGTCGCCACTGACTGCGCCGGGATACAGCGTCGCATCTGGGTAATTCAACGGCCACGCCAACCCGCAATCGACGCACCAAGCCTTTTCCACGTCTGACCGGATATCCAGCGCGTTGTTGCCCAGATATGACCCGTCATCCATCCGTTCGATGTAGACCGCCCAACGTCCGCCAGTCTGGTTGCCGATGTCCTGGCGCAGATAATCTCCACCATCCTGCCGGCGTAGATAGGACGGGTCGTCTGTCTCCGTATCCTCGCGCATGATGTATGACGTGGTTTGCGACCCACAGCCGATGTATCGCTTGACCGCCAGATACACCGCGTCGTTCCGGCCCTCATTGACCGAACAGACATCGAGAAACAATCCCTGCGTGTCGTGGCGGGTCCACGCATAGACTTCCTGTTCTTTCAGGAACGTAAAGCCAAGCAGAATGCCATCATCACGAATGCACCAGATGATCTTGTTTGGTTCCTCCGCCCATGCCCAATCGGTAATCTGCCGGTCACGGAACAGATGCGCGGCAAGCACAGACATATCATTGCCGGTGTAAATGTTGGCATAGAAGTTATATGCCAGGTCGCGCACCGTCCCGCCCATGTCCTGGACAAAAAGAATATCCTCGTTGATCTGCAAGGGTGGCACGTCCGACGCGCCATTGAACCCCTGCTGCGTCGCTGTGATGCTGGCTGGAGTGACCGCCGCGCCGGGCTGTCCGCCCGACAACTGCCAGGCCGCGCCGCTCGTCAACGTGATCAGGCCAGACGGCATCGAAAGCATGTGCCGGATTGAATTGACCTTCACGGACGCAATCGTGCCCTGGATGCTGTCATCCGCGCGGACAGGCTGGGACTTATCCATATTCTGAAAGCTACCGACCTTCGTAGCCCAGAAGGTTTGCGGATACGCGCGCGAAGCCCCGAACCACTTGCGTTGAGCGAAGTAGCACCCGCAGGACGGATACCCATATGTCGCAAACGGATCATAGTGATCCGGCGGCGTGATGGTCATATTGGGCAAGCCGTTCCTGTCTACGAAGGACGTTTCCTTGCTCGACCCAATATAGCCGTAATACTGCCCCGCCGCCGCCGTATCGTTCGCAACCTCTACCTGCCGGTAAATGTTATACAGCCCGGCATCTTCCGCCGCGTCCCACGTCACGGTGATGCTTTCCGTCCCGTCCGATGACATGATCTTTGCATCCGTGACGGAGCCGGACGACGATGCAAGGCTTTCCTCGCCATTGGTCCCGGATACCGCCGTGATAACGTAATTGTAGTGCGTTGATCCAGCGCCTACCTTCGCCACCGCCGCCACATTCGTCGGCGCTGCCTGTTCCGTGGCGAACGTCACCTGCGTCAATGTCCAGGCTGCATCACCCGTGCGCGCCAGATCATACGGGGGATAGTCCGGATGGCAGAGCGTCATCACGTCCGCCGATTGAAAGAATTTCAATTCGGGCAAGATGCCTTCCGGCCAAGGCGTCGTCAGGGTATAGGGCGAGCCACTGACGGTCACGACTTCACCCTGTGTGATCACTTGCATCTGATAGTCCGTGAACACCAGCACGTAGGTCTGCTGCGTGTTGAACTCAAACTCGATCAGCCGCACATTCAAATCTGGGTTGCCTGCCAAGCTACTGGCGGCTTCCATGATGAACCGGGTCCCGCAGCGCGTCGTCGCGCCGCCCCGATAGTCCACATAGAAGTTACGGACAGTCGCGGCACCGACCTTGTATTTTGCTAGGTCTACGCGCGCATCAAGGGATGGGGAAAGCTCCCCGGCGGCGAATGACGGCTGTATGACGTTGTTTGTCATAGGCTCATCGAGAACAACGGCCCATAGGGCGCGGTCCAAAACCCAGGCGTTCCAGGCAACCAGTTCACGCCCCGGACAGCCATCCAATCCGGCACATGATCCTGGATCGTCAATCCCTCATTTGCGTCATCCCTGCGCGCATCCGTGATGATCTTGTCCGCCAGCCCGAACATGATCTGCACCTGTCGCTTGTCACCGCTCAAAGCCGTAGCCAAGCGCCCAGCCAAGGCGAATACAACCGCCTCGATGAAGTCTTCCGGCCACACGCTGGTTTCCGTGACCTGCCGCGTATAGGCGCCGAGAGCCTGAGAAATGTTCGTCAGGATGCACTTAAAGTCGTTCCCATTCTCATCCTGATCGTTCGCCACATCGAACCGGCCCCACGGGTCCTGCGTGTAGGACGTGAATGATCCCAGCGTCGTGGGGAACAAAGGCGGAGATAGCCCCTGCATGGTGTTGAACTGCGGGATCAACCGTTGCACACGCAGGCAATCGGATGGGTAGGTATATTCATACAGCCACGGCGGAGCTGGCTGCGCTGATGTCCATATGGACGTGTCGGGAATGTCCGTGTTTTCCGGCGTGCCAGGCGCGGCCTTGAGCAACGCCAGCGTGGCCGTCTTGGTCGCAAAGTCCCAATTCGCCGCGCGCAATACCTGATCCCGCACGCCGGGGTAATACAGGTTGCAATTCCTGGCCTCGGTCGTGCCTTCAGAAACAGATGCCACGGTAGATCGCGCGGCCACCTGCCCCAAGGCTCGATTGTAGATTTCCACAAGAGAGGTCATAGCCCGATGATCCCTCCAAATGAATAACCTAACGGCGGCACATCCAACCATCGAAAGCCAGACGGAACAGAAAACGCATCCGTCAGTCTACCCGCGTTCCACGTTCCCGCCCCGCGCGTATCAGTAGATAGGAACATCGCAGGCGCCAATGTCGAAAGGCCAACAGCCCCAGATATATCTACTCCATTGGTATTTGTGGCCGGATTAGGCGATGCGCCGCCGTTGCCATACCACGTAGTTCCGCCGTCGATCGTGATCCATGCCCTATTATTTGACCTGTCAACGGCTGTATAGGTTGTATATCCAGCTGACCATATAGGCCCTGATACGCCGCCCATATTGCGTGTCGTGCCATCATTGTTCCACAGCATGGCGTTGGTATATGACCCATCGCCCGTGAAACCATGCCCAACCGATGCGGCCAGCCACGCCATATCCCAATATGTGGCGTTGATGGTTTTGCTGCTGGCGGGGAATTGCGAGCTATACGCAACCGAGTTTGTCCCCGATCCTGACGCCGCCGTAGCGCGCATATTATTTTGAGAAATCAGCAACCCAGACGGATTGGTATTTCCTGAAAGCGTAAACACGCCGGACGGCATCGTCAGTGGGTAATTCGCATCCGGCATAGAATATCCGGACGGAATCGGCACCAGGTCCGTCAACGGTGGCCAGCCGCCCAGGTTCATGGTGACAATGCACACGTTGCCATTGTTCACCAGAGAAGTCATGGCATACAGCGGCGTGCCGAGAGCCGAGATATCTGTCCCGGAAGAATTATTGGTCGGATCGGATGCCGCACCCGATCCATTGATCCATCCGGTATCAGCACGAGGATTTGCCGCCGCGTTGTTCGACACCTGCCGAAAATGAATGCGCTTTGGACTGGCGTCCAAATTCAACGCAATCGCATACAATGGATTGGCACCGGCATAGAATGCTGCCCCATTGATCGTATAAGTGACGGCTCCATTATTTAGGATCGTAGCGGAATTAATACCCCAGCTATTGGCGGAACTTCCAACATAATTTGTGAGACTTGCCGAACCATTGCCAACACCAAACACCGGCCCACTGTTCTTATTGGCGCCCGTTTGGAAGCTAGGAACAAATAGGAGTATCCATTTCCCAGTCGATGCACTCCACGTCGAACGAGCCGAGTAATTGTTGCTATCCGCCGTGCTATCGGTCGCAATGCTGTTCGCGCCCAGGTAATACGTGCTTGAAGACAGCGCAACATGGCTGTCCTTATCTGATGGGTTATAACCGGCAGCGTTCGCCATTTTAGACCGTCACACACTTGAGAATAAGCGTCACACGAGTAATCGTCGTCACGCTGTCCACGTTGAACCGCAGCGTATTCCCCGCACTGATGCCAGTCGTCCATCCAGTCAACGTGCTGTCCGTGCTTTTCGTCGCGCTGCTGATCGTCGGCGGCGCGCTCGCCGTGATCTTGTCCGCGACAGTCGGCGGATAGTTGGCGTATGTGTCCTTCCAGATGTTCACCACAACACTGCCCGACTGATCCGCCAGAAGCGTTGCCGATTGGATTGTCAGGGCAATATCAACCTGCATATCGCCCTTAACGCCTGTCGTGATCGTGGAACCACCGCCATCGATCACATAGAACAGGTCAACCGTCCGCCCGATCGCGTGCGAAATCTGCGCGCCCGATACCCGGATATTCTGATCCGAAGTCGGGGACCGGGTAGGGTCAACCGCCGGAAACCAAAGATCATCCGAAAGGCTTACAGCGGTATCGTCAGGGTATATCGGGCGGGTGGGCATTACTCAGCCTCCGACTTCAAGCCAGGATACATCTTCTGCGCCAGGCTCTTGCGCTTCGGCGCGTCCTTCATCTCCATGTCTGTCAACTGCAACCGGACGCAGGCTTCCGGCTCGCCTTCGCTTTTGTCCACGCTCTCGTTGACGCTGGTGATCACAGCCTCCGCCGTGATGCGCACCGTCTGCCCGGCCCTGGGTAGGTCAAATCCCAACTTGACCAAATCTTCCTCGCTCAGGGACAAGGACAGACCCGGCGGATATTCCGGCGCCTGAAGTTCGGACGGCTGCCAGTATTCCGCCGCTTCCTCTGCCGTCCACTTCATGTTGACCAGCGGCATTACAGCCTCCTTTGGTTAACGGTTCCACGTGCCAGGAACCGAGACACACCATACACAATTCCCGTGACCATTCCCAATCCAGAGCCGCCCGGCCAGGTAGGCGTGATCCTGTTGACGTTCCACGGCCACGCGCCTGGGATTGTCGGGGATAGGATCGTCTTGGCATTAATCGCAGCGTTTCCCGCCGCCCCCCACGTTGCATTGCTGGCGATGACCAATGTCTTGGCGTTGATATTTGGGACGCCGCCAGACCATGCTTCAACCCCTGGCGCACCAGGTAGCACGATCGTGCCGCCAGACGCATACGCCATCGGATTGCGCGGCTGCACCATCGGGCGGGACGGCTGTTGATACAGCGCCATAACCTCAGCGGCCCTCAGCGCGCGATTGTAAATCCGCGCATCCCGCAGTCCGCCGTTCCAGGGCAAGAACCCGCCCGTCTGCCAACCGCCGATGACGACGTTAGCGTTCGAATCGCTTAGGGCAATCGCCTTGGACGCACGCAATAGGCCGTCAACGTAGATGCTGCCGGTCGAACCATCGACAGTTGTGACAACGTGATGCCATTCTTGATCCAGCGACGTAACGCCTGAATCCTGCGCATAGCCGTTGGCGTAAGCACAACCCCAATTATTATTCCCAGCGCCACCAAATATGTTGCCCATATATTGATTGTTGTTGAACGCGAACATAATCAGGCTTGTGCCCTGACTTATGTTTCGCGCCCATATGGACATCGTATACGGGCTGCTGCCCATGCCGGGGATGGCCGAGGCATAACCGAATGAATTAGCTGTCGCTCCGAAGTTTACCCCTTGTCCCCATGGAGTGCCGACCGCGACCGCCGTTCCGGTCTGCATAATGCAGTGGTTGCCGCGACCGGATATGTCGATGATCGTCTTAGTGGCAACGTCCGTCATCGGCCACCAGCCGACAAGGCCGCGCCCAAGCGGATCAGTTACGTCGATTTGCCCTACCGGGCCGTAGTATGTTCCTGCGATGCGATTGACCGACACATCGCGCCCCTAATACGTGATGCCCGTATAGGTCTTGGTGTGATTACCCTCCGTGCTGTCAAGGTTCTGCCCAGTGTAGTTCTGAAGCACAAATCCCCACTTGCGCGGCATCACGCCACCGAACGCCGCCGCGATTGACCCGATCACCAGCTTATAGGTCACGCTGCTTGCGGGACACGCGATGATGTATGGCCCCTTCAGGTTTGTCGGGCTGTCGAACGTCACCGCCGCGTTCGTGCCCTCGGCCTCGGCAGATGACCCGTTGACGTTGGTCCCGTCTTCCGAACCATACAGATAGACGTAACACGCCTTGTCGTTCGCCAGCGCGGAGGAAGATGTCTTAACAGCGATATAGAGCATCGCGTCCACAAACTTATCGCTTGTGTTGTCGATCGCCGCGCAGCTTCGTCCAGCTGTGGCGGAGGATGCCAGGGACGCCAGCGTGCAGGTGATGGCAGTGCTAGTCCCGTAGGTGATCGTGACGGCCATTAGGACGCCCTCGCAATCGCAATATCGTTGTAATCAAGCGACCGCTCGCCAAAT